GCGGGTACGTCAGGTGAAGTTACCGCATTGAAGCTTTATGGCTGGCAACATTGGCTTCTTGTAGAGATTGGCAATGGATTGGAGTTTTTCTTTCCGGGCCATTGCGCCAAAGCACGTGAAGGTGATCAGGCCACAGCAGTCCGCACCCTTCGTCTTCTTGGGAATTTGCCGACGTGAGTAACGGCACGTACTCTAATCAATGGGGACCGACTGGCGGCAGTGCTACTCCTGTTGGTTCTCCAGAACCGTTGCAGCAAGCTTTGTCATACGGCGCGCAATCCGCTAATCAAAGCGTCATTAAGCAGCCTGGAAAGCAGTCTCTGTTAGCTCAGATGGCTGTCGGCGTTTTGTCTGGACAGTCGGCAGAAAGTTCTGTGCCGGCTGGTCCTAACATGGGGTGAGTGATGAATTCTTTCAATCGTCAGCGCGGCGGTCGCGCAAGCCCACGGTCCTGGCTTGTTATAGCCGTTTGTCTGGCCGGACTCGCGAGCGCCGCGCTGAACGTCTATCAGTTTAAACACCCGCGAATTGTTATCTACCTGTTGCATCCTGAATCTGGGGAACCCCAGAAAGAGAAAGCGTCCTCTGGCGCCCTGCATGGTGATGGCAGTTGCGATTTATCTTGGTCTGGCTGTTGGAAAACAGCCCAATTCGCGCCGCCCCCGGTGCGTATGTCTATACGTAGCGCGCTAGCGCGAAAGGGTTTATAACATGACTCAACTTGGCGTCTTTCGAGACGATTACTACAATTCTGTGAATGTGTTGACTAACGCTCAACTTAACAACACATCTCAGGCGTCTGGTGTTCTGGCTGCCGCTGTACTGGCTGGCGCTGTTGAAAACTATGTCACCTCTTCCGGTGCCACGGCACTTACTACAGATAGCGCTGTGAACATCATCGCGCAGTTGCAGACCGCTGTAGCCGCGGCTTATAAAGCGCAGATCGCGAGTTTCGGTGCGGGCGTGAATCCGCCGAATGGTGTTCCGAACTTTTTCAACTTCACCTCTTTCGTGAACATCCAGAATACTAACGCAGGAACGTTAACCATTTCTGCTGGAACTGGCGTGACATTGGTTGGAACTGCAACCATCGCTACCGCTACTGAACGTTCTTGGATTGTGACAGTTACCAGTCCTACGACTGTTACATTGACGACTTTGGGTCAGATTGCGGTTACCCCGTAATTCAAAACTCTATTTCCTATTTAAGAGAGGATTTTTCAAGTGTCTAAAGTGAATCGAAAAGAAGGCATGGACCGCGGCTCCGAGGAGTATCTGCGTGGTCGTCGGGCCGGTGTGGAAGGTACATACGGTACTCCGCATGATGGCGTTGCAGAGCGTACTGTGATTTCTGGTAAGGATTCGAATGACGGCGGTGGAGAAGATGGTTTAACTTCCACCGCGCGTAATTTATATCGTCAGGCTGTGAATAACAGTGGCGATAAGTACGGCGATAAGGCGCTGGCTGAGCGATAAGATGCCTAGCGTCTCTCCCGCTCAGGCTCGCCTGATGCGCGCTGCCGCACATGGTTGGAAGAAACCGGGCGGGGGCGGTCCTAGCGTCGCGGTGGCGAAGGAATTTGTCGCCGCAGACGAAGCCAAGAAAAAAGGTTCTCGATCCAAGCAGCAACGCGCGGACAGAAAGCAGCACGTAGATGAATGGGCTTCCGGTGGCAGGCCGGTTACAGCACAAATGGAAACCTAACATGTTAGGCGATGTAACACAGAAGACCGGCTCTAAAGCCAAGGCGTTCATGAAAAAGAACGCTAAAGGTAAGTCGTTTAAACACATCGACAAGCCGAAGAACGGAGATCCATCCGGCAGTGATGCTGAGGTTGATGGTCCCGCTAAGCGTATGTCAAAGGGCATGAATACGGGCCCTGGCACTCGCGATAGGCAGAACCCTAAAGAGCAACGGTCATTTAAGCCGAACTGTGAGGGCGCCATTGAAGATTGGTGCGCGGGTAAACGGAGTACGTACAAGTGAGTATCGATACAACCTTTCATCCGTTGACTCAGACCTATGCTGTTGATAGTTCGGCCGCGGTACAGATTAAAGAAGCACAGTCTTTGGGTGCGACCGTGTTCCGTATTCGAGCCCTGCTTGCTAGCGGGTATATTTCTTGGGGAGGCGCCAACGTCACAGCTGCCGCGGCCCCTGCTCTCGGTACACCCCAACCTCACACCATTGGCGTGACGTTTGGTGTTCCTGTGTATATTGAAGTCCCATCCACTTCTTTCTTCATTGGCAATGCGGCTTTCGCTACCAGTGGATTTGAAGTGACTGGTGGCTTGGGGGGTGTCGGTGGCTGATGTAGCTCCAATGCTGGGCGCCATTTTTGGCATCAGCAAAACTCCGAAAGGCCAGGATAAGAAACGCGCCAAGAAATCTAAGGGCGAAGCTTCTGTGACTGAGCCTCAGCAACAGCATGGCGAGGTAGCTTCCTATAAAGAACCTACCGATGGTCAGAAGATAAAGACTCAGGCGAAGTATGAGAAGCGTAGAGCTACAGAAGATTGGGTCGCAGGTCGTATGACTACTCAAGACCATAAGGCCGTGCACGAACGCGCTAATCATGTTCTAGCAGGTCGCAGTCCGCATGAATTTAAGGGTAAGACTGGCGAGCGTAAAGGCAAATGGTAATCCTTGTTCAAATGCGCGCTGGCCAGCTACTGATTGTGGCTCGCGTCAATAGATCCTGGCAGTAACATGGGCCCGATTCCCAACAGGGCGCTACAGGGTCAGCCTATTCTTCCGTACCCGTCGTTTCAATCATACGCGGGCGCAGACGTATTTCTGGATCTGATCTTTGTGGACCATACTTCGACGCCCGTCGTGCCTTCGAGCTTCCAATATCAGCTCGACGATCTTACAAACGATATTAGTATGATTCTGTCTACTACAGTTACCACAGGATTTCCCGTTGCGGGTACGGCGTACGTGTTACAGCTCCCGGCTGCGCAGATGCAGATGACTTTTCCCTATCAGGGATCGCAACTCTGCCAATTGTCGGGTCAGTTTATCGCTACCGACTCGGTGACCGGTAATCCATTTACGGCAACGTTCGTCTACATCATCGAACTATGTGCCATTCAAACACCTAATGCGATGTAAGAACGGTATATGCATATAGCATATACCGTCTAAAATCAGTAATGGCGCGTAGCTCAGAGGCAGAGCGCCGGCCTGTTAAGCCGAGGGTCGTAGGTTCGATCCCTACCACGCCAGCCATTCTAACCCACGAGGTGAGGCTTATGGGAACAGAGTTTAAACAGACGCTTCTTGACGATTTCGTAGTTGTTAAGGTTCAAGATACAACTCCTTCGCGTATCAAGTTGCCTGATTGGCAACGGGTACTACGAGGCGAAGTTATAGCAACAGGACCCGGCAAGATGTTGTATTCAGGCCAGCGCGCCCCTATGTCTACTTCTGTGGGTGATTTGGTTTCGTTCGCAGCTACTGCAGGTATGGACACAGATTACGGCGTAGGCGTCAAAGTTCGTCTTATGCATGACGAAGATGTGGACGCCATTTTCACAGATGACTATGGGGATAGGCTATGATTCTTACGCCTGATCTTGAAGAGATTCAAAAGCGCACGCATGTTCTTCGAGACCGTGTTCTTGTGAAGCCGCTTCCTTACGTACATCCTATCTTAATCACGCCCGGTATAGAAATTCAAAAGGGCGTTATAGTAGCTGTTGGATACGGTAGGCGGCAGCGGAAGCTTGTACGCTTTGATTCAGATGCCAGTCATCTGAGTACCGCCAAGGCGACGTATTTCGAGGATGGCGAAGAGACTGGTTTGGTAGCACCCATGCAGGTTAAACCCGGAGACGTTGTTGAATTCAGCTTTCGTAACATTGAGATTGTTGACTTTGACCGTGTTGGGTTTCCGGGCATTGGGCCTCTCGTGTTCGTTTGGCAGAAAGCTATATATAGCGTGGATCCGGATGAGTCACTCAATGAATGCTTACTCTGGCAACAGAGTGCTGGCTACGACCGAAACGGCAACTTTATGAGCGGCGCAGAAGACTGGCACAGAGTATGACCGGACCGCAGACCAAAAATGAATGGGCTGAGATAGATCCGGCTACTGTCGCTCCACTTAAGGACGGCAAACCCGATCTATACAACTTCATGCCAACGCGCTTCGTGCCCAAACAAGAGGCGGAAGCGCGGGGTTGGAAGTGGTTCTACATTGGTGATTCATGCCGATGGGGACACAAAGCTCCGCACTACGTTTCTAATCCTCGAATGTGCGTCGATTGTCATCGCGTACGTGAAGGTCGTCTCCCTATCGGGGCCAAGGGCGATAAAGAGTATAAGGGCCAGCAAAAGCAATATGAACAGCGCAAGGTAGATTCACCTAGCGCTATCGTCCCTGCTATGCCGAGACCGCTAGAACCTGACGTTATTGAGAAGAAGTTTCTGACAGAGTACGCCGCGCGTCGGGATTTCGCTCAGGCAGCCCTAGCATGCGGTAAATCGGAAGCTGAGTTTTTGGGTAGATTGAGCTATGACGAAATTTTCCGTGCCGCCGTCTATCGACTCGAAGAGGATTTGGGCCTAGCGCGCACCGCGTCGGTTATGGATGACTTTGAATGGACGGATGACAAACGTACCGTTCTCATGCGCGTCTATATCGACACCGGCGACATGTTGAAGGCGATGCGAGCTGTAGGTGTTTCCAACTATCACTACATGAAGGAATTGGAAGAAAACCCTGATTTTCGTTCCGACATGGAAAGAGCAGAAATTCTCGCCATCAAGCAATTAGATCGTGACGCGATTAGTAAGGCTAAAGACGGCGATTCTCGTCTTCTTCAGCGGGTATTGGCGGCTAAAATGCCGGAGCAGTACGGCGAGAAGGTCAAGATGGACCTGAACGTCACAGAGAAGCTGACTGATGACCAACTCAACTCCAGACTCGCACAAGTCTTTGAGAGGCTTGGCGGACGAATCGTTAACTCTGCCCCAGCTATCGACGCAGGATTTACTGTCATTGAGCCGAGGAGAGAAACTCCAGCTCTTGAACATGTTGGAAACTCGTCTCCGTCGTCAGGAGCGCAATCAAATATGGACTTGGTTTAGTACACCAGAAATTCGAGCGCAGTACCCGAAACAGATGGAGTTTTTTCGTCGCGGGATTAAATTTGACGAGCGCGGACTATTTGGCGGCAACCGTACCGGCAAAACTCATTGCGGTTGTTTCGAGGATACTCTGCATTTGACGGGTTTGTATCCAGATTGGTGGGAAGGTCGGCGATTCACAACGCCGGTTGATTGGTGGGCAGCTACCGATACCGCAAAAAACACTCGCGATATTCTGCAAGACAAGTTCTGCGGTAAGCACGGCGATGAAAGGGCTTTTGGAACGGGAATGATTCCCGGAGACTTAATCATCAGACCAACTGTGAAACACGGATTGGCAGACGCATATGAGACGATATACGTTCGTCATGTGCCGACAGGCGGAGTCTCTACACTACAATTTAAATCTTACGACCAGGGTCGCGAAGCGTTTCAAGGTACGCAACAACATGGCATTCATCTTGATGAAGAGCCATCGTTGGATATCTATTTGGAATGTTTGCTTCGTTTGATGAGTACAGTTCCTGGCACGCCTAATGGCATGTTGATTTTGACAGAAACACCATTGTTAGGCGTTTCCGATCTTATGATTGAATATAACCCAGGTTTGAAACCAGAACCCGATGTTGGGATACAGCTTCAAACGTGGCACGCACCGGATGATGTAAATGGCTAAGACCGCCATTTTTTTAGACATGGACGATGTTCCGCATTTGTCTGGTGAGGAAAAGAAACAGATTCTATCGGGTATTCCGCCATGGCAGCGGGCGACTCGTAAATCTGGTATTCCGGGCATGGGTGCTGGAGCGATCTACCCTATCCCGGAACAGTTCATGATTTGTGAACCGTTCCAGATACCGGATCATTGGCCTCGATCTTACGGTCTAGACCCAGGATGGAACTGTACCGCAGCCATTTGGTTTGCGTGGGATATCGATAACGGAGGCGCGGTAGCTTATGCCGAGTACTACAAAGGCATGTGTGATCCCGCCGTTCACGTTGCCGCGATCAATAAGATCAGCGGCAGTGGCGACATCGAAAAAGGTCGTTGGTTACCGGGTGTCATTGATCCCGCGGCTCAGGGCATCCGAGGACTCGACGGCGAACTTCTTATCGACGCGTATCGGGATCTCGGCCTCAACGTTTCAAAGGCTGACAACGCTGTTACGACAGGGTTGACTAAGTGCTGGGACATGCTTTCTACCCAGCAACTTCGAATATTCAATACGTTGAATAACTGGCGAGCTGAAATACGTCTTTACAGGCGCGATGATAAGGGAAATATCGTCAAGAAAAACGATCACTTGATGGACGCCATGCGATACAACGTTATGAGCGGCCGGTCTGTAGCAATAGTTCCGCCATCCGATTTTACAACAGTTCCATGGTTTACATGGAATCCCCCAGTAACGTGGAGTGGCTAAGGTGAGGTTAGTATGTCCATTACGTTGAAATTGAATCATGTAGAGGGTCTGAATCTACGCCAACAGGCTGCGCATAAAGTAGTGCGTACCGAAGACGGACATGTTGTTGGCGGTGTAGATTGGAAATTTGAACCGCCCACGGATGTGGAGGCCGGCAGCTTAGCACGGGATACTCACATTCGAGAATTGGATTCCAAAGGAAGACCAAAGAAACTTGATACCTATACCGTTTATATTACGGCCGGCTTAAAGAATTTGGTTGTTTCAAAGAAAGGTCCAATCGTAAGCGTTGATTTTCGTAATAGCTCTCTGCGCAATCAGATGCGTATCAAGTTACAAAAGCTTGATCCTAAGAGCAAACAATGGAAAGACGATGGCGCTCCGCAGTACGTTCCGCCGAATTCTCCGTGGGGCGTATTTGTTGGAGATGGCCAGCGCGCCATTCTGGATGAGATGCCGACGTAAGATAGGCCATGGCAACTAACAGCGGTGATAATTGGGATCTGATTGGGGACATACCAGGGTATGAGCGGCCCCATTCGAATCTTCCTGGCTTCCAAGAAGTAAATGAGGACGGCTCCTTGATGGAGCGTATCCGTACGTTCTATGACGACGGTATAGGCGCTTTCGAAGAGAATCGCCGCATGCATTCTGAGGACTTGAACTTCATTTATAACTCGGAAGCTATG